CTAGTTATCATTTTTATATAAACTATCGAACACAGTATTGATTTTTTCTTTATCCTGATCTTCAAGCTCTCGAACAATATGAAGATAAGTAGACATTGTAGTTTCTAAACTGCTATGTCCTAAACGTTTCGATACGCTAAGTATATTTACTCCTTGATAAAGTAAAATAGATGCATGTGTATGCCTTAGTCCATGCAAAGTAAATTGCTTTTCAATCCCTAATTCTTTTAATTTTTTGCGCAAATATTTGCTGACGGCGTTTGATGAAACTAATCCATTTTTTAAGTTGAAAAAAACAAAATTATGAGGGTTTTTGATTTCAAAATTCTCGAATAATTCTTTTTGATTGATTTTAAACTTTTTTAAGAGATCAATCGTATGTTTATCAATGGAAATTTTCCTATTTGAAGTTTCGTTTTTTGTTTTTCCCCATTCATTTAATTTATAATTCCATGTTTTATTAATAGTGATGATTTGATCTTCGAAATCGATATCTTCCCATGTTAATCCTAGAAGTTCAGCAAATCGCATTCCAGTGGCACCAGCAACTAACACGAGCATAGGAGAAGAGTACTGCGCAGAAAGGTTTTCTTCTACGAGTTTCATTAAAGATTTAAATTGATCATAATCTAAATATTTATCTTCTTTTGGCTTCAATGAATCTTTTCCTTTGATTACTGCTTTTCTAGTTGGATCAAACGGAATTAATCCTTCTTCTACGGCATCTTTCAACGACGCTCTAATATGGTTATTAAACTTAATAACGGTAGATTTTACATGGTCTTTAGCATACTTATTTAAAAAGCGTTGATATCCCACTCTATCTAAATCAGAAATCAATACCGCTGGCATATATTTCTTTATGTTCATTAACGTATCTTCGTATTTTCTATAAGTGATAGGAGATACTGTTCCTTCTTTATAAAGTTGCATCCAATCCTCAAAGTAATCTGATAATAATAGATTTTTGCGATCCCCTTTAAGGCCTTTGTTCAAGTTATATTCTAATTCGTTGGCGGCATCTTTTGCTTCGCCTTTTGTCTTAAATCCTGATTTTCTTATCTTCGTGTATTTTCCGTCATCTTTTTTGTATGAAATTTCGTATTGCCAACTATTTCCACGTTTGACTAATCTTGCCATAATTGAATCTACTCTCTTTCTCTGATACAATAGGCACTATAAAGAAGCCTACTGTATAGGTTTGTTTTTCTTAGAACACGCTTGCTTTGGACGGTGGGCGTGTTTTTTATTTATTATACAGTTGCTTTAAAAATAGCTGCTTTTTCAAATGATACTAAAGGAGAGAAGTGGATTTCTATTTCTCCCTTTTGGTTTAACGTGAAATGAGCAGTTACATCCATTTGTTTTCCTGGAGCAACAGATCCCATTGTATTTTCGTTGGCATATGTCTCTGATTTTTTGTCATCTGGTCCATATACTTCCACATCTGTACCTACAGGGATATCTGAATCGCCATCATTTTTTACGGTATAAGTAATTTTTACTACTTGTGCAGGTTGGTTTTCTTCAAATTGATTTCTTTCATCAGTTAGTTCTACACTATTTAGTGTATATTCAGCATCACCAACTTTTACAGTGTCACCAATCTTATAGAAGGTATCGCTTTTTTCTTCTTTAGAAGATGAAGCAGAGGTTGAAGATTTAGTTACTTTTTCGCCACCATTATCACTTGCTTTATTACTATCTGATCCACCATTTAAAGCAGAACCAATAATTATAATTAAAATTACTGCTAATACCCAAAACCATACTTTTTTGTAAAAAGGTTTACTAACTTTATACATTTTTCCGTCTTGACCCATAACTTTTTTTGCCATTTAAATATTCCTCACTTCTTGTTATAATATATTTGCGATCTCAGAAATGAGGTATGAGTCCGTGTGCCAGCACGGGCTTTTTTAATGTTTTGCTGAAATCGGTTTTTTTAATAATTCTTGATGTATTCATACATATTGCCTTGCGTAAGAATATTTTTTCTTAAAATAGCATTGGCAGACAGCATAACAAGTGTATCTGAGCTTATTCTGAATAGAATAATACTCCATAAATTTTTCGAGATTAAACTGAGATTCATCAGTCAGTTCGTTCTCAATATAGATATTTAATAAAATTAGAATAGCTATTTTATCTGCTTCTGTTTCAAATTTTGAGTGAAAAGTTGTAGAAGTATCGTACAAAACTGAATATTCAAAATGAGAAGCGGTGAAATGCGCAAGTTCATGAGATAAATGAAAGGCTTCTGCAGTTTCGCCATATAGATTTTCATTCAAAAAAATGATTCTAGGCTTCGGATAATAGAAGCCAGGCTCTTTCATTTCCATGTAAACTACTTTCAAATTGTATTCGCTCAACATTTCTTTCAATTTCAAATACATACAACCCATCACTCCAACTATTCATTTTCCTCTAAAGCTTTAGCAATTGCAATCGCTTTACGCATTGTCTCCTTAGATATTTCTTTTCCATCAAAAGAAAAAACAGTATCGTTTTCTGATAAATCCACATGTTTAGGGGTTTCTTTTTCTTCGCGCCCCAGAAGATAGTCTACAGAGACATCGAAATAGTCAGCAATTTCTTGCAAACGTTCTGTAGAGGGGTTTGAGTTCTTAAGTCTATATAAGACGTTTTTACCATAGCCTAGGTCTTCTTCAACTTTATTTAATGATTTTCCCTGTTTTTTCGCTAACTCTTTTATTCTCTCAAACGTTATCATATCAATATTCCTTTCGTTCAAGAAAAAATATTTAACTTTATTTGTTAAAATTCGTTGACTATTTTAACAAAAGGTGTTAATATCATTCTTGTAAACAAGTTTAACAACTAAAAAGACAACAAAAAACACTATTGATTAATAAATGCCAACCGCCAAGAAAGCTTTTAAAATCAATGTTTATATGTCTTATTTAACTATGTTCTGATTTTAACACTGTATGTTAATTTAGTCAACGCAGTTTTTTTAAAAGTTGTTAAATTTGTTTACGAATATAAAAGAAAGGAGAGAAGAATATGGAAAAAACAGTCTCGGCAAAAATCGAAGATTTGAAATTAGACATACTGAAACAAGCAAAAGTGGCGATGGAACACGCGGTAGATAAAGAAGACTCTGCCATGGTTGCAGCCATAGCAGAGATTTTAGCTCACGTTTAGTCATCGTTTTTACGGTCTTCTGGAAGCTGACCATAGATAACAGCATAATGAATATCTAAATAAGCTTGAGCAATTTCTTTTGGCGAAATTGATTCGCCTTTAGTAGATACTTGTGATTCGTGATTTAGCCATGCAACAACTAAATCCGCAGCGATTTCATCAGTTTTTTTATTCATACTTATTCACCACCTTATGCATTATTTCAGTAGACCACTTACTGATAAGAAAATTATATCAAAGAAAGGAATGAACAAAAATGAACACACCACAAATTTTTAGTTTTGAACAACATGAAGTAAGAACGTTTCTAGAAAATGACATTCCGTATTTCGTAGCAAACGATGTTGCCAAAACTTTGGGATACAAAAATCCCAGTAAAGCCACCAATGATCATTGTAAAAAATCAATTGAAACATGGGGTAACGATTCGTTAGGTCGTCGTCAAAAATTCAAAGTTATTCCAGAATCAGATGTTTACCGCTTGATTATTAAATCGAACTTACCAAGCGCTGAAAAATTTGAGGCCTGGGTAATGGAAGAAGTCCTTCCAACAATCAGAAAAACAGGTAGCTATTCAAACGTACCTCAAAGTTTTGCACAAGCATTGCGTTTAGCAGCAGATTTAGAAGAAAAGAACCAATTACTCGAACAACAAATTGCCGAGTACGAACCAAAGATTAGCTACTTAGATACGATTCTTTCATCGACAGATACGGTAGCTACTTCTCAAATTGCAGCTGATTACGGAATGTCGGCAATTGCTCTAAACAAATTGCTAAACGAGTTAGGTGTTCAACATAAAGTTAGCGGACAATGGATACTTTACCGAAAACATATGAACCAAGGATACACAAAATCGCACACAAGTGAGATTCCGAAAGCCGATGGCGGCACTAAAGTTGTAATGAATACCAAATGGACACAGAAAGGGCGAGTGTTTATTTACAACTTATTAATCGCAGAGGGCTATTACCCTCAAATGGATTTAGAGGAAATTGGTTAGAAAGGAGTTTTAGTATGACTGACATTGCAGAAATCACTCAACGAGATAGAGAAAAAATCAAAGAATATGTCGAAAGTTCGAAGTTCTTAACTTACACCATGCTTGCTGAAAGATTTGGAATTAGCAAAAGCTACTTATCTTTAATTTTAAACGGTAAAAAGACTTCTGCAGAAGCAAATAGAATCATAGATTCGATTATTACTATGTACGAATTGTAAAGGGAGGAACAGCTAATGCAATATCTAGAAGCGAAAATCCCAGTTCCAGAAGGCTATGTAATTATCTCCCAAGTGGATTATGAGGAGTTAAAAAAAGCTGATGATACTGGTAGATGGATGACGTTGCCAGAAGTGCTAGAACGGATTAACAGAAAATATGATTGGTTTACTTCTAGAGTTTTAAAGAACCCAAGATATAGAAATATTATCGATATCGAGAAAAACAAAAATGGATTTGTCTATTATCCAGTTGAAGGAAGAGACACATATCTATTTTTAAGAAGTAAAACACTTGAATTTTTAGAAACAAATTTTTCGGAAATCTTAAGGAGGCAAGCGGATGGGAAAATTTAATAGAGCGCTAGTGTTCAGCGCACCGCTAATCATCTACGCTTTAGGACTTTGGGGAAGCAGGCAAGCGTTGATAGGAACGATTGTTTACATGGTTTGGATTTTTATGGGGCTTGATGAAGCTGAAGCTGAGTACAGAGCGAAAAAGCCAACCGAGGGGGCTGACTAAAAATGAATAGAAAAGAGAAACTAGAATGTATATTACTATTACTCAGTTTAATTCTTTCACTAATTTCTCTATTGGGAAGTTTGTATTTTTGATATCAACAATTTTGTGGATTTGGGTTCTATTTAGAGTAAATATCATTTTTGTTTGGTGATTAAGGAGTTTATTAAAATTAATTTTCCCTACTTCAAATGCAAGGTAACAAGATATAGCACTTTTAGGAGGAATATTTAGCGGTACAGCTTCAGAGTATATTCTATTATCATCGACTGATCCTCCTTTAGCAATTAATTTCTTAAATGGAGTAGCTGACCATCTGCGGTTTAAGTTAGCGGATGAAAGTTCTAAATTAACTAACATAGCTGGTTCTGTTGAATAGTTAGAAATGATTACTTTTGTATAAATCATATCTGCAGCGAAGTAAGAAGCATTAAGTTCAACTTCTAGTTGAGGGCGCATTCCTTTTATTTTTATCCCTGTTAAAAACGTACTCAATATAAAACTTATTATTGACATCCATTGAAAAATTGTTAAGTGAAAAAAATTCAAAATAAACACCACCAGTTTTTAACTAAATTATACCAAAAAGGAGAGAAGAAATAATGCAAGAATTAGTAATTTTGAAAAATAAAGAAGCTGTGACTACGAGCTTACAAGTGGCAGAAAGCTTCGAGAAAAAACATCAACATGTTTTAAGAGATATTGATGCACTAAAAAAAGATGTGTCCAATTTTGGACAGATGTTTGTAGAAGGTAATGAACCAGATTCATATGGCAGAAATCGACGAGTTTTCTTCATTAGTAGAGATGGATTTTTCTTGCTGGCTATGGGGTTTACAGGAAAGAAAGCTATCTACTTCAAACAAAAATACATTGAAGCATTCAACGAAATGGAAGATGTTATTCGCAAGAATACTGTTCCTCAAACAATTGAAGATATGATGATCTATCAATTAGAAGAAATGAAAGATGTTAAAAAAGATGTTTCCATGCTTAAAGATACTATGCGAATTAGCGGACAACAAGAGTTTGAAATTAAGCAAAAAGGAAATATGAAAGTTATGGGAGTTCTAGGGGGAAAAGAAAGCCGAGCTTATGAAGAAATCAGCAAAAAAGTATTCTCAAAATTTTGGTCTGAATTTAAACGTACCTTTTCAATCCCAAGATATGGCGAGTTACCTCGTAAGAGATTCGATGATGCTGTTTCATTTATTGAAATGTGGTTGCCAGAAACTGCGATCCGTATGGAAATTGATCAACTGAACAGACAACAGAGACTTTTTGGTGATGACAATGAATAGAGCTGAAGCGCTAAGAATAGGGACGGCAATTGCTAATTGCTGGTGGAAATACTATAAACCAATCATCCTAAGCCAACAACATATTGACAAGCAAAAAGCATGGCAACAAATAAAAAAGTGACTCCGCCGGCAAGCAAAGAGTCACAAAGAAAACACATCATAAGGAGATTTTAGCATATGGAAAAAGAACTTTCCACTCTAGATCAATATTTGATTGATCCTGATTGGGGCAAGCCGAAAATTGAGGAAACAAGTGGTCGAAAAATCAGACGAAATCTTTTGACGAATGAAGAACTAGCTTGGGATCAAGATGATTTAGGCAACCATGTAACTATTTGGGATCATGTTTATCTTATCCATCTATCGAAGCATTCGAATAAACCTGAATATATTTACGTCATCGAAGATGGCTTGATTGATGCGCTAGAAGAGTACGACAGAGATAACTTGATTGATATCTCTTATTACGGACCAGGTAAGAAATACATTGCTGAAATGGAGGCAGAATTTGATGAGTGAAATCAAAGGGACAACGAACTTTGAAAAACTTTTTAGTCGTAAGTTAAATAAAATTCTCAAGAAAAAAGGAAATTTTGATTATTTATCTTGGGCTCACGCGTGGGAGATTATGAAAAAGAATGATCCACAGGCAACGGTAACTATTAATGAGTACAAACACTACAGGGTTGTTTCTGGAACTCATCAAGACTTTCTTGTTGAGGAATATAAACCTTTTCTTATGGATGAAACTGGGACTTATGTATCTGTCTCAGTAACGGTTAAAGGACACACGGAAACCGAATTATTTCCTGTTTTAGATTATCGAAACCAACCAGTTGTTAAACCAAATGCAATGCAAATCAATAACTCATTGAAGCGATGCTTTGTGAAAGCATTGGCTCTACACGGACTGGGATTATATGTATTTCAAGGGGAAGATATTCCAACACCACCTAGAATCGATACAAAGAAATTAAACATGCTAGAGACGATTCTAGAAGCTTTCAATGAGCAGATGGGTAAAGATATGACCAAAACCTTAATCGAATATGTTAATGAGCAGACAGATAAATTAGGGCTCTTAGCTGATAACGTTGAAACTATTGAACAGTTAAGCTATGAGCAATGTGCCTTGATGGAGCGAGCAATAGCAGCTAAGAGAAAAGAATTAGATAAGAAGTGATATGAGTGTTTAAACCATTAATCGATTCATATTCAGCGGTTCTGAAAAAGTTCAAAGGAAAAGACATAAGCGCAACCATCAATGAGGAAGTGAACATTGATCGACTAAAGACGATGTATGACGGCTACGATGGTGATCGAGTCATTGAAATTCGTTTTATTGATCCTAGACGTTTCACCGTACAGCAACGAAACTTCATCTATGCGCTGATAGGCGATATTTTTATCGATACAGGCATGCCAACGGACTTCTGGAAGGAATTCTTCTACTTTCGTTTTGAAGGTGTCACAGGGCGCAAAATAAGCCTGAAAGACGAATCGAATACAACTGTGAGTGATGCCAATGTCTTAGCAAATATCATCTTAGATTTCATCTTTGAACATCATATTCCTTTCAAAGAAGGCTATGAGATTTTACCTGCGAATCAAGAATATTACTTCTACAAATGCATCACAAAAAGAGTCTGCTGCATCTGTGGCAAAACAGGAGCTGACATCGATCACTTTGACAAAGCGCTAGGAAGACGAAAGCGCAAAGAAGTTGATCATTCAGAGTACACATTTGCAGCACTCTGCAGGATTCATCACACGGAGAAACACAATATAGGTGTGATCAATTTCAAAAATAAATATCAAATCAAAGGGATCAAGTTAAACCAGGAAACAATTAAGAAACTTAGAATAGGAGGGTAAAAAATATTGTCTGACAACAAACGCTACTACTATTTAAAACTAAAAGAGAATTTTTTCGATAGTGACGAGATGGTTCTCTTAGAAAGTATGCCAGATGGCTATATTTATTCTAATATTCTTCTCAAACTTTATTTAAGAAGTCTAAAACACGAAGGTAAGTTGATGTTTAATGACAGGATTCCATTTAACTCTACAATGCTCGCAACTATTACAAGACATTCTGTAGGAGTCGTAGAAAAAGCGGTACAAATTTTCCGTGATTTGCAGCTTATTGACGTATTAGATAACGGAGCAATTTATATGTCTGATATACAAAGTTTCATTGGAAAATCCTCAACTGAAGCAGATAGAAAAAGAGAATACAGAAAGAAAATAGAAGAGGCAAAACGGAATTTAATAACTGGAGGACAAGTGTCGGACAAATGTCCAGACAAAACTACACCAGAGTTAGAGATAGAGATAGAGAAAGATATAGATATAGATAAAGAAGAAAAGAAAGGTAAGTATTCTGACGAACACTTACGCCTTGCTAAAAAATTGCAAAGTAATTTAACTGAAGATTTTCCAAAAGAAATGAACAAAGTAGATATCGAAAAATGGGCAGACACAATCAGGTTGATGGAAGAAAGAGATAAAGCGTCTATAGAAGCGATTGAGTATGTGATCAATTGGCTACCTACAAATGAATTTTGGTTTGGAAATATTAGAAGTGCTAAGAAATTGAGAGAAAAATTTGAGAAGCTCAAATTCGAAATCAAAGCAGACAAGAATAATCATAAAAAGCAAAGTCAAAAACTACAGTACAGCAATCCTAGTGAATATGACGACTTGCCAATTTAAAAAGGAGATGCATCACATGGAAAGCCTAGCAAATGCTATGGAGAAACTAATAAGAAGAGTATTAGTGCAAAGCGGGAAATGTCCAGAATGTAGCGAACCTTTGTATAGTTGGCGAGCTAAAAATAAGGATGGTTCAGAACGTTGTAAACCAACATGCATGAGTTGTGGTTATAAAGCGTTACGTGTGAAAGAGGATATACAGACCGAACGGATATATAACGACAGCTTAAAAGCACGAGCGTTGAGTTTTTTTCAAAATGGTTCGGTATTAACAGATAAAACTTTGTTTAAATGCAAAATGGAGAATTATCACGTAGTGGACCAAGAAACGAAAATTGCTTTAGAAAGAGCTAAAAGCTTTGTAAATGATGTCTTACTGAACCATCCTGCACATTTCATTCTATCAGGGAAATCAGGAAGCGGAAAAAGCCACTTGTCAATGGCGACAGCTTGGGAAATACTTGAGCGCTCAAATTATGACAAGAAAATACTTTTTATAAGCTATCAAGAATTATTAGAGCAAATAAAGTTTTCTTATAACAATACTGAACTGAGAAAAGAAATTGAAGGATCGCTTATAGCCGATATTAAAACAACTGATTTGGTGGTTTTTGACGATATTGGAGCTGAATTAGGTAGTGGGGTATCAAATAGTAGGCAGTTTACAAACAACACGTTAAACACGCTCTTAGAAGCCAGACAGAACAAGGCAACGATCATCACAACAAACTTATCTGGTCCTGAACTAAGAGAAGCCTACGGTGAAAGAATTGTTTCTAGGATATTTAAGAATTCAGAAGGTTATGCGCTGAAATTCCAACAAACAGCAGACAAGCGCATAAAACCAGTGAAAGGTAGTATCGCATGAATAAATACCGTAATAAAAAAACTGTTCATCGAGGTATCAAGTTTGATTCTATCGCAGAAGCAGAGTATTACGATCTAGCCTTGTGGCAAGCTGAAGCAAATGGCTGGAAAGTAAAACTTCAGGAAAGATTTGAGCTGATGCCGAAATTTGAACTAGACGGAAAGAAGTATCGCAAGATCGAGTATATTCCCGACTTCACATTTTATAAAAACGGCAAACTTGTCAAAGTCGTAGATGTCAAAGGAATGCAGACAAAAGACTTTAAGATCAAGGCAAAGTTGTTCTGTCATCAATATCAAGCGCCGTTGATATTAGCTAAAAAATATCGGAATACGTTCAAGGAAGAGCGTTTTTAACGAGGTGGTCCATCATGACAACAGAAGAAGTGATTCAAATGCGTATTCGAAGCATTCAACGTGAAATTGACGATCTGGAACGAACAAAGGCAGTGATGGTCAATGAAACGGCGAGGAAGGCAATCGATTTGCACATAGAAAATTTAAGAAGGGAAATTCGTAGATTGGAGGAATGAGCGTGGATAAGAAAGCGACAATGAAACGAATCATCGAACTGACACATTCTGAGAATTGGCAAGAAGACAAAGAAATAGTTGCAGAAGTCCAAAAGCTCGGTAAATCAATGTGGACTGAAAAGCCCAAACGGAGAACGCCGAGAAAGATTGCAATCTGGCATGGTGATCGAATTCTAGTAACGGGTACAGCTGAACAGTTATCTGAAATTACTGGACTGAGCAAAAACATCATCTGGGATAGAGCTAGGAGCTTATGGATTGATTCAAAGGGGCGACAGTTTAGGTATGTGGAGGAGAAATAATGGATCTCATTACACAATACAGTGATATCATCCTCAAGAAAATCATGATGAAGATTCAGAAAGATAAAAAAGCAAAAGAACGAGCGGAATTAGTTAAGTTGGAAATGGCTGAAACAGGAGCAGGAGTGCGAAGTAGCAGGCATTGGAAAGCAGCAGCAAACATTGAATTCTATTACAACGAAATTCAAAAAGGGTTCGATCAGATGCGTGAGCTGGATCGGCAAACAAATTGGAGCAAGAAACTTCATCAAGATCGTTTCAAATTTGTAGAGAAATATAAAGAGATATTAGACGAATACATGGAGGACAGAGAATGATGATGCCAAAAGAAATCTATTCAGATGCATTAAGAGGTGCTAGAAATCAATTGAAAATGGCAAAAAGAACATACGAAATTCGGCCCACAATCGAAAATGAACGCAGAGTAAAAGCAATTCGCCGTAGATGTTCAATTTACGGCGAGTTACAGAAGGAGGACAGCAAATGATACCGAGATTTCGAGCGTGGAATAAGAAAACTCAGTCATTTATTGATTATGGTGATTTGGTTTTAGATTTGAGAAGCGGAAAAATTTACGCTGGGGACATTGGGTTAGTGGAAAGCACCATTGATGTGACTGACCAAATTGAACTCATGCAATCAACAGGGCTGAAAGATAAGAATGGCATTGAGATTTTCGAGTGGGATATTGTATCAGTCAGCGTGCGAAATGGATTCGATTATTTAGATAATAAAGTTTGTGTTGTCAAAAATTCAATAGGACATTCGGGATTAGTGTGTGCCACTGTTGATGAAGATTTAGAGTATCAAATTTTTAACACAGAGCTGTTTGAAGAATACACGTATGAAGTCATCGGAAATATTTGGGAGAATAGCGAGTTATTGGAGGTAGAGTGATTATCTTAGCTACTGACTACATCGATTCTTTAAAAGATGAAAATGGGAATGTCCCAGCATTGCTAAATTGTGGAATTAAAAGCAAGAATAGAATCATTTTGTTACGGATATCGGCTGATTTAGCAAAATATCTTTATCTGAGCAAGACAGCAGTATATTACACTGCGGCTACACGTTATCAGTACAAGGGAAAAACAATCAGTCAGGATTATTATGATCGTTTAATCAGTCCTGACATGCATGGAAAATCAAAATCAGCGATCAAGTTATTTGGCGCAATAGAGATATATGCCGATGATTTTCCAAATTTATGGTTGAAGGAGGAAGCGGAATGAATGTTCAAAATAGCATTTTATCTGTTCGATTACAAAGATGATTCGTTTAAGAAAGTTTATTTCCATCACTGGAATGATAGCAAGCCAGTTTTTACAAAAAACAAGAGGAGAGCTCAGGAGTATTTTGATGAAAGATCAGCAAATAAAGATATAGTGCAGTTAAAAAAAGCAGAATCACCATCTGCGAAAACATTGTCAATTCGATTGGAGGAAAAAGAATGAATATTAAAGTTTATTTAAAAAGAAATTTGGCCAGGTTTCCTCGAAGCTGGGATACAAATTCCTACCCATTCGAGGTAGAAGAAGAGAGCTATCTAATGTCTGCTAACATGATAGAAATTACAAGAGATGATGCGGATGAGTTTGATAAAAAAAGATCATGTTACTTTGTTCCGAATCCAATGTATACGGCTGTAATAGAAGATTATCATATATCCGACAGATTTATTCTGATTGATCTAGAAAGGCCTAAGAAACGAGTTAAACAGTATAGACGTTGTGGATTTTCAACAAAGAAATGGTGATAACAAAACAGAGGTGAAGAAAAATGAACACCAGACATCGCAGAATAACAAAACTAAGAAAACAGGAACTGAATGTACTAAAGACAAAGTTTGAAAAAGAATATGGAATTTCAGCAGAAGAAACATATAAAGTGGCAAGTCAGTGTGTTGCTGATGCGAGTGAGACTATTCGTAAGTTTGGGATTTCGATATTAAATGATGATCGTAAATGGGAGGAAATGAGATGAAACTAAAAGACGGATTTTACGCTAGTAGTCATGGTATCGGCGGTTTAATGCTAGATATGCCGACAAAGAACCCTAAAGCACGTAAGAAACCAAAATTCAAAGTCGGTGACATGGTTCGCTGCGAAGCAGAAGGATTCATCTATCCATTTCGTGGATATGTAGAGCATCTCTATAATCACTCAGCAATCATTCGCATTGAAAACACGATGGAATGTGACAAGCGGTTAGCGAAAAGCAAAGAGAATTTAGCTGTAGCGAGATTAGTTGACATGGAAGTAATCAAGAGCAAATAAAAAAAGCCGGATCGCTCCGACTGATGTAATAAATCCGACAAGTTTATTATATCACATAAAAGGAGCGGTTTGACTTGATGCAATTGTTACGAGAGGTAGATTTCAAACAGACAAGATGTAATGCGAGAGATGTGCTGAAGAACTTTCGGCGTTTGGAGCGGATGGCAGGTCGCTCTTTGATAGATATTAAGTCGCCGATTATTACGGATATGCCGAAGGCGCCGAAGCATGGCAATAAGGCAGAAGACGCGATCATTCAGATGATGGATATAGAAGCGGAGAGAGATGCGATTTTAGCGGCTTTGATGGCTCTTAGTCTGATTAGCCGTCAGATACTCTACTACAGTTTCTGTGACGTAAACAAGCACTCTAATTATGAAATAGGGCAATTGATACGAGGATACGGAGAGAAGAATGTAGAGAAGCTGAAATCCATCGCATTGATCGAATTTGCTGAAGCATACAAAAAAGGCGTGTTAGTTCAGTATCGTTAATTTTGTAGGGTTTTTGTAGGGATAGTGTAGGGTTTTTGAGCGGTTTAACGTGATATTATGATAGTGTCGAAAGATTAGTGATAGGTCTAAGACAAAATAATAATAAAAGGAACATCGTTTTATTATTGTTTCACAATTAAGCTTCGATAGACAGCAGCGGAAATATTAAGAATAAGGATGTGAATTTTAACTCCTTCTAAATTGTTCTTATTATCTATCATCAGTTGCTGTCTATTGTCATTATGTCACTGTGGTGGAAAGGTGTATCGCTCATCTAAAATTTAGGTGCAAACTGCAAGGTTCGATTCCTTGCCAGTGACTTTGGTAACCGAGGCATCGGCGGTTTAAAAATATAGGGGTGCGCAATTTCGTACGCGTTTTGTGCATCTTGTAGGTTGCTATTACATAATTGGTTGGGTTAGATTGAGTTTTGGGATTCGGTACAAATGAATCGTCAAATGACTCAAGCACAGGATCGGAAACGTCCCTGCCTGTGCATTACATATTAGATCACTCTTTGAGTGGTCTTTTTATTTTTGCACAAAGGAGGAAACAACAATGTATAGACCACAATACTTAGAACAGAAGTATGAAGTAATCACTGTTCATAAAGGTAATGGCGAAAAAGTATATGAGTATAGAAGACCAATAAAGAGCGATACATATAAACGAAAGGAAAACAATGAAGTTATTCCATTGTATGGCAAAAGAATAGCTAAGCATTAAATAAGATTGCGAAAGGAGACGGAACATGACCGAGGAATTCTATAGATGGCTATTACAGTTGACAAGAGAAGATCGTTTGGTTAAGTTCTATCAGTCTCCTAAATGGCGCAGGCTTAGAGAGAAAGCGATGAAACGAGATCACTATGAATGCCAAGAGTGTAGAAGACTAGGTAAGTATCATAGAGTAGAGAACGTTCATCATATAAAGGAAGTCAAGGATAGACCTGACTTAGCTTTAGATTTAGATAATCTTATTTGTTTATGTGTTGAACATCATAATGAAGTTCATGGCAGATATCTTACAGCATTAGATAAACAAGAGAAGAAGATAGAAAGCTTTGCTAACTTCGATGCAAGTGAAAGGTGGTAAGTGCATGATCATCAATGATAATGGCAGAGAGTATGATACAGAAAAGATTGAAGAGTATTCATCTTATACTCAGGGATTAATTAAACGTTTGATATACGTTCGCTATGTAGATATTAGGGATCTGTTATCAGATAACTGTTGTAGTAAATACAAAGTGAATCAAGTAAGAGAAGCGTTGAATAAAGATAATAACGTCGAAAGAATAAAAAATGTTTTTGGATATAGTATTGAAGAGATTAATTATTACATTGACTTCGCTGAAGCTTTCATTCCGATGGTGAGATAACCCCCCCTTAAAATAAATCGCAAATTTTTTGGGGGTGATGAAACGGAGGGGGCTGTCAGGAAAAGAGATTTTTTCGAACTTTATCATGAAAGGAGGGCTAAAATGTTTAAAAACGAATTGTCTCAAAATCGCTACAGAGAAAAATTACGCCGCTCTTTAATAAGCCAATTGGAAAGTCAGAAAACAAATATTGAGCCATTCTTAGATAATGTTGATCGTTATATCAGTTTATGGGAAACGGCGATATCACTGGAAGAAGATATATCCGAGAACGGCATTAGACTGGAGAATGGTAAAAAGAATGAATCAGTAGCGTTGCTTGTTTCTGTCAACAAACAAATGGGATTGATGTTGGATAAACTTGCCATTACTCCTGAATTGGTAGGTGAAGCAAATGAATCAATTCCTGAGTTATAAGCATATTGAAAATTGGTTCAAAGCTATAGAAGAAGGCACTATCAAGGTATGCAAAGAGCAATTATTGCTAAAAAATTATCTAGAAGAAAGAGTCTTTACTAGAGAAGATATTTACTTCGATAAGCAGATGGTAGAGGATTCAATCAATATACCAGCACAATACTTTCCATTCGAATTAATTCCGTGGGAAAAATTTCTACAATGTTTTATTTATGGTGTTCGATGGAAAAAAGATAAAACACTAGTGTTCAATAGATATCTTTCATTAATGGGACGTGGTAATGGTAAAACTGGTTTTGCTTCTTGGAACAACTTCTTTCTACTAACCGCTAAACACGGTATTAAAAATTATGATATTGATATCTATGCCAATAATGAAAGCCAAGCAAAGACTAGTTTTGATGATGTATTTAAAGTAATTAAAGATCATCCTGATTTAGATAAAAAAGTATTTAAAGCTACGAAGGAAGTTATTCAAAATATCGCTACAAACAGCAAACTTCGTTATAACACGGCAAATGCTAGAACAAAAGATGGGAAGCGACCAGGTGCAAACCGCTTTGATGAAATTCACGAAAATGAAGATTATTCAATGATAAATGTGGCTACTTCTGGTGGTGGTAAAATTCGAGATTATAGAGAATTTTATGATACAACTAATGGTCATGTTCGTGGTGGTCCGCTTGATGACATTATAGAAGAATCAAAAATGATTCTTTCTGGAGAACTTGGAATTGACAAGGATGGAGCAGAATTTTCTAGTTTGTTTCCATTTATTTGTCGCTTGGATAACGATAATGAAGTTGATGATCCCGACATGTGGGAAAAAGCTTGTCCAACTATTAATTACAATGCAGATTTAAAACGGAAAATGTTTCAAGAATACTCTCAAATGCAACGTAATGCTGGTTTAAGACTTACGTTCATGACCAAACGAATGAACAGACCTATGGAAGATACACGATTTGCTGTTGCTTCATATGATGATGTTCTGCATACGAAAGAAAAAGAATTTCCTGAAAAAATGGATGAAGTGATAGGAACAGTCGATTTTGCTGATAGACGAGATTTTGCCAGCGTTGGGTTGCTAGGAAAATACGATAAAGATGTTTATTTTACACAACATACTTTTATCCACGAATCAGCCCTTCGATTACAAAACATCAAACGAGAGGTTATAGATATTTCTATAGATCAAGGAAAATCACAGATCGTTCATGGAAAAAATATAGAAGCTGATTATATTGTAGGTTGGTTTCTTGAAATGAGTAATAAATATTATATTAAAAAAATCGCTATGGATATGTACCGTGCAAAAATATTGAAGCCCGCTTTAGAAGAAGCAGGTTTTACTGTGGAAATTGTTCGAAGCGGATCTGTTACACATGGTATGTTAAAAGATCTGGTTGATGACCTTTTTATTAATCAACGTTTATTTTTTGGTGACGATGCGATTATGCGTTGGTATTGCATGAATGTATATGAAGAGCATATTTCTAATGGAAATATACGCTATGAAAAAATAGAACCTGAAACTAGAAAAACGGATGGCTTTTTTTCATTCCTTCATGGTTTGAATTTTTTAGATGATATTTATGATTCTGCTCCTGTAACAGTCACAAATAGCTCAGTAGAAAATACAGGAACTGGATTTACTCCTCTAGTATTCTAACTTGAAAGGAGGTGAGAAAGTGGGGATTTTTCAAAAGGCGGTAGGATACTTCACAAAAAAAGCAACGGTTACTTTAGAAGAATACTTTTGTAAATTGCAAGTTGATTTTGTGTATCGAAAATTTGCGATTGAAACTTGTATTGATTTGATTGCAAATGCGATGAGTAAAGCGGAATTCAAGTCATATGAAGATGGAAAAAATAAAAAGAATGATCTTTACTATAGGCTGAATGTAGCTCCTAATAAGAAAAATAATGCAACAGAATTTAGAAAAAAACTGATCAGGAGATTAATATTCTACAATGAAGTATTGATCGTTTCTCCGTCTAATAATTCTAGCGAAATATTTATTGCGGATAGTTGGGATGTCACAGAATATGCATTGAAAGATGATGTGTTTTCTCAAGTGCAAATTAACAACATAGTCCTTGATAGAGAATTTCTAGAAAGTGATGTTATCTATATAAAATACGCAGATCAACAAATTAGGCAACTAGTCGATGCGTATTATCAAGCGTATGGGAAACTCATTTCTAGTGCCATGAATGTTTACAAGCGCTCTAACGCTCGTAGATACGTACTGAAAGGGAATTTATTCCGACCGCAAGACAATACAACACAAGATCAAATCAATAAAATGATGACATCACAATTTAAGGCTTTTATGGAAGCTGATAATGCAGGTGCGGTATTTCAATTACAAAATGAGTACACATTAGAAGATTTCAGCGGAAACTTCCAAAGCAATTCAAGAGATATAAAAAACTTAATAGACGACATCTTTGAGATGACAGCAGCAGCGTTTCACGTTCCGAAAAACCTACTAAAGGGAGACATGAGTGGGTTATCGGATCAAGTGGACGCTTTTTTAATGTTCGAAATCATACCGATTGCTGAACTTATTCAGGATGCGTTTAACGCTAGTCTCTATGAAGTAGAAGAATACTTGTCAGGGAATTTTGTACGTGTGGATACAACTATGATCAAGATTACTAGCTTCAAAGATTTGGTTGACGCTATTGATGTAGGCATTAGAAATGGAGTATTTACAATCAACGAAGGAAGAGAGCGCGTTGGAAATGATCGCTCTGATAAGGCGATGGCAGATGAAATATTTATAACTAAAAACAATCAACAAGTATCGAAAGGAGGTGAGGCGAATGACGACAATGAAAACATTTCTAGCAGTAAAGAATGAAGGCGCAGTACCGCAAATTTTTATTCAGGGATTTATTGGTTCTAGTTGGTTCTTTGAAGGGAATACTGACAAGGGAATCAAAAATATTTTGGATAGTCTAGGTGATCAAGAAGAAATTGAAGTAGTAATTAATTCAAACGGTGGAGACGTATTTCAAGGGATTGCTATTGGGAACTTACTTAAGTCAAATAAAGCAAAAGTTAACGTTGTGATTAACGGCTTAGCCGCTAGTGCTGCTTCAATTATCGCAATGGCTGGCGATACTATAAAAATCTACAACAATGCACAATTGATGATTCACCGCGCTTCCACATACGGAGAAGGAAATGTCGATGACTTCCGTACGATTGCTGACCAACTGGAATCAATTGATAAATCGGTAAAGGCTTCATATAAAACACGATTCAATGGCACAGATGAAGCATTGCAAGAACTTCTTGAAAAAGAATCGTTTATGGATGCAGAAACAGCTTTGAGTTATGGATTGGTCGATGAAATTATCGATGCAGAAAATAGCTCAGGTACTGAAGCTAAAAAAGAACAAAGCGTTGAAGAAATTTTGAATGACGTTAAAGAAAAAAGAGCAGAAAAAATTGCTGCATTTACAGCAGCATTAAATAAAACATTTGGACAAGGAGATGTAAAATAATGACAGTTAAAAATTTAAAAGGTGTAACAGCTGCAAGCGACCAATTGATGAAAGCTTTTAAAGATGGTAACGAAGAATCTTTTAGCGCAGCTATGGTAAGCTTATCTAAGGAAATTCAGGATAAAATTTTAGAAGAAGCAACAGCAAAAAATCAAGATCAATTAGTATTAATGAACCGTGGTCAGCGTGTATTAACTACACAAGAAACAAAATTCTATAACGAAGTAGTGAAAAACGAAGGTTTTGCAGGGGTCGAAGAATTAGTGCCAGCTACTGTATTTGAACGTGTATTTGAAGATTTAGAACAATCTCATCCACTATTGCAAAAAATTACTTTTGTTAACACAACTGGTGTAACAGAATGGATTGTGTCACGTGGAGTCAATCCAGCATGGTGGGGTAAACTTTGCGAAGCTGTTAAAAAAGTTTTAGATAATGGCTTTGATGTAATTAACATGAAGCAGTTCAAGCTATCAGGTTATATTCCTGTATGTAAGGCAATGCTTGATTTAGGTCCAGTATGGTTAGATCGTTATGTCCGTACTGTTTTAGTAGAATCATTGAGAATTGCATTAGAACAAGCAATTGTTGATGGTACTGGTAAAGATATGCCAGTCGGAATGATGCGTGACATGAGCAAACAAACTAGCGGAGAATATGCTGAAAAAAAAGCAGAACCTATTACAGCTTTAGATGCTGTAACTATGGGCGGTTTGATGGCGCGACTATCAAAATTCAATATCGAAGGTGTGAATGATCCGATTTATCGTAATGTGAATCCTTCTGATGTGGTCCTAATTGTGAATCCAACTGATTACTGGTCTAAAGTATTCCCAGCTAAGACTGTACTAACTGCTAATGGAGAATACGTACAAGTATTGCCAGTACCAGTTTCAGATTTGCAGTCAACGGCTGTGCCAGAAGGAAAAGCAGTTATTGGGGTAGCCTCAGATTACTTCATGGGTGTAGGATCTACACTAAAAATTGAAGCTTCAGATGAATACCATTTTGTTGAAGACGAACGCATTTATCTAGCTAAACAATATGCAAACGGTCAACCTAAACGTAACGATAGTTTCATTGTATTAGATATTAGCGCTTTGGGAACTACTACTACAACTACAAAACCAACAACCACAACAACTACAACACAAGCGTAGGTGATCAGAATGAAGTATATTCTTTGTCAGCCGGCAATCAATCGGTTTAAATGGGAGCTTGAAGTTTGTTTAACTAATCTGAAGAAACTAGGAATCAAAGATATCGTATTGCTTTTCAGCAGACACGATGATCAGATTCCTATTTTTTTTGAGAAGGAATATGGTGTTGAAGTTCATGTGTACGATGATCTGCGGGACGACAAAGAGTATATTCCTTCGATTAAACCATATTTATGGTGGAAATATTTAGAAGAAGATCATTCGCGTGAGGACGACCGATATTTCTATATCGATTCGAATGTCATTTTCAATAAAAGAATTAATTTGCGCAAATTGCCTTCTAAAGATGATGTTTGGTATTGTAGCGACTGCTGTAGTTATCTAAGTCTTGATTATATTAGAAGCTGTGAAAACGGAGAAAATATTCTAAAAGATATGGCAAACATTGTAAATGTTACAGTAGAATCTTTGGAAACTATAAACACTAATTCAGGAGGCGCACAGTGGGTTATTAACCGTCCTAAAGCGAATTATTGGAAAAAGGTTTATCTGGATTCTAATCGGCTATATCGCTACCTTAGAGGGCAAAAAACAAATATACAAATCTGGACAGCCGAGATGTGGGCACAGCTTTGGAACATGATGTATTTCAATATTGGTCCTAAAGTTCACGAGGAATTAGACTTTTGTTTTGCTACTGATCCAATAGAAAAAGTTAAAGAAGTAAAAATCTTACACAATGCTGGAGTAACAACAAACGATGAAGATTTATTTTTCAAAGGGAGATACGTGACTTCTACGCCTTTTGATGAAGATTTATCATTTGTAAACAAGAAAAAATGCTCTTACGCATATGTTAAAGCAATTAAGGCGGTGGTTAGATGACGCCTGAACAAGTGACTGAAGAATTGCTAATAGCTGTGAAGGATAATATTTACGTTACCTGGAACGAAGAAGATGAGTCAATTAAAAAGATGATAGCTAAAAATGCTGTTTATCTTCAAAGTAAAGTGAGTACAACACTTTCTTTTTCTCCTGAAAGCTTAGAATACGGATTGCTAATCGAAAGATGTAGATACGACTGGAATCGTGCTTTAGATGAGTTTGAACAAAATTTCGCTAGTGAGTTATTAGGTTTCATTCAACATTATGCGCTACAAGAATATATTGCAGGTGATGTGAATGGCGAATAATCGTAGACTCGAAGAAACATTCAACGATGGTTGGTTAAAGATTTTGACGCAAACTACCAAAAGAAATGAACTAGGAAAAAAGATTGGTGTAGAAGATACAGAAATCACTTCTTTAAAATTTAGAAATCTTTCCATGAGAGATAGTGATATAACAGCTATGGATGCGATGGGATCGAAATTAACTAAGAAAGTAAAGACTCCATTTCATCCAATCGCCAAGAAATTTAATAAAGATCAATATTTTATCGTAATCGATAGTATGCGTTACAACGTTATCTATGCCGATTACGATAATTTTTATATCTATTTTTATCTTGAAAGTGTGGGTGAATATGGTGATTGATAATTCTAAAGAAAAAGAACGTTTAAATAAGCAAATTTCTGCTATCAAAACTTCCTTAGAAGAGCATTTTGGCCTCAAACTCTTTCAAGACTCCGTAGGCGAGGATGAGCTACCTGATGATTTTAATTACTTCATTCTCGAAACAGGAGAAATAGAAATGATCACTGAGCCAAAATATAGCGTGGGTCAAAATCTATATCTAACTTTCTATTCAGAAAATAGAGAAGATTTAACAGGAGATTCACTAGATATTATTTCATTGATTCAAAATCGTTCGATTCGTTTTCAGAGAATGGATCCCAATCATTTAAAACTAGAGAACCAAGATCGCTATATCGATCAATTGGTATTTACGTTTAGACGATTATTGAAGAGTGATTGTCATGGCTAAAAATAGTTGGGAGCTAAAAATAAATGGACATGATGAACTTCTTGTGCGGATGGAACGCTATTCAAGCGAGAGCGAACGACTGATTAACGAAGCATTGAAATCAAAAGGTTCGGCTATTGCAGTGGATAGGATTACAGAAAAAATTCCTGTTTCTGAAGCAGATTTAAGAAGAGGGCACCAACACGCAAAAAATAGTCGTCCACTTAAGACTCAATACATTAATTTGGGTTTCATCATTAGACCTACAAGAAAATTTGAGTATTTAAAATATCCTGATTTGGGGATAGGTACTTCTAAAAGAAATCAGCCGGACGAATTTATGAGAAGAGGATTAGGTCTTGCACTTGATCCAATTACAGAACTTCTGATTCGTCAATTCGATAAATTAAATAAATAGGAGGAACAACAATGGCTAAAACAACAACAGTAACAACTTTTGACAATATAAGTATTAAAAGAATTTCTTTTAATTTTAAGAATGCAACAAATGCAATTTCAACTGATTGTAATGGACAATTAGATGGCGAAACAGAAATGCAGAGAATTGTAAAAAAATGCGGTTCAACAGAAGTAAAATCGAAATCTAAACCAATCAATATGACGGTAACAATTACTGCACATGTACCGATGGAAGTTTATCGACGCTTCAATGGGTTGAAACAAGATGAACGTATTAAATCGGGAATTTACTCTTATGGTCCTGATTCCGTAGGGGAAGATTTCTCTCTTGCTGCAGAGATCGTGGATGATTTCGAAGAAAAAAATAAGCTGATTGGTATGTTAGCATGCACTTCGAATACAGGATTAACATTCTCTATTGAAAATGGTGCGGATGAAGTAGCTGCGTTAGAACTAGAAACAAAAGTTATGCAAGATGAATTTGGTAAATTTTATCATGAAGCAATTGTTGCAGAACTTGAAGAAGACTTAACAGATCAATGGATGACGAATCTATCTGCTGATGTGATTAAAAAAACTTCAGTTGTGACAACTACGGCCACTCAATCACAGTAAAAAAAACGGAGGTAGCGAAATGAACGAAGATTACTCAAAAATTGAACTAAACGATGGAACAATTTTGAATTTAGAACCTAAACTGAATATCAAGAAATTATTGATGATCAATAGAGATTTTAACACAGACGAGTTTGCAAAAATGACTGTGGGAAAAGGATCCATGGATATTTCTGTTATTCAAGGTGCAAAGGCTGTGTATATTGCTTACCGCCAAGCGAACATGACTGATTATATTTCATTCGATGAATTTATCGATAAATGGGATTTTGATATGGCTACTGCCAGCTATATTTATCAATTGATGATGTTCAAACAAGCACGCGATGCTTATCAAAAAGAATTTGAAAAAGCAAATAAGGAAAAAAAGCTTCAAAAGTAAAAATGCCAAAGCTCTTAGTTGAAACGTGGGTCGATGTCTATTCGATGTTGACCGACGTTTTTTCTATGCCTTCAGATTTGGTTTTAAGCGATATCTGTTTAGATGACATTTTGCAAATGGCTTACAACAAGAGTGCTTATGAAGGATGGAAAAACTATGCAATAAACCAATCCCAGAAAAACTAAAGAAAGGAGGTAAAAAATGGCTAAAAAGAGAACAGAAGCAGAAGTAACATTCATAGCTAACGATGACGGATTGAAATCTACGTTAAAAGAAATCAGTGCTGAATTAACTAAAAATAGAGCAGAATTAAAACTAGAACAAGCTCAATTACAACAGACTGGTTCTGAATCAGACAAGTTAGGAAGTAAATTATCTTCTTTAGAAAAGCAGTATGAATTACAAAGTCAAAAAGTTGAAGTAACTAGCCAACGTTTAGCCAATGCCAAAAAATATTATGGAGAAAATTCCACCGAAGTTCAGAAACTTGAGAGAGAACTGATTAACCAACAAACAGCGCAACAACGTTTGTCAAACGAAATTGATAAAACGAGTAATGCACTAGCTCAAGCAAAAGGCGAAATACAGACGTACGAGTCTACAATGCAACAGTTGGATAGTGAACAAAAAAATGTTCAAGCTAGTGCTTCTCTGATTGAATCCGAATACAAAAAATGGCAAGCAACTGCTGGTCAATCAGCTTCTGAATCCGAGAAATTAGCGAAAGCCCAAGAATATGTTTCTCAACAATCTGAAAATGCAGAGAAAACGATAGATATCCTGAGACGACAGTTAGAAGCTACACAGTCTGAGTTTGGCGCTACATCCACAGAAGCAATGCAGATGGAGGCGAAGCTTAATGATGCTGAACGTGAATTTGAAGAGTTAGGACAAGCTGCTAAAAATGTAGATACAACTAACTTGGACGATATCGGAAGCAAAATAGATATGAATAATCTAATGGAAGCTTCTGACGTTTTAAGCGACATTGGCGATAAGCTTACAGAATTAGGGAAACAAGCAGTGGACTCTGCTAATAGTGTAGGTAGTTCCCAGAGTAAAATACAAGCTAATTTTGGTTTGACTAAACAAGAGGCTGAAGAATTAACGAATGTAGCCAGAGACATTTATTATAAAGGTTTTGGAGAATCGTTAGATCAGTCCACAGATGCATTGATTTTGGTAAAGCGTAATTTAGGCGATTTAAATAATCAAGATTTACAAAATATCACGGAACAAGCTATGGTCCTAGAAAACACCATGGGCGCTGATATGGATGAAACGTTACGTGGTGTAAATGGCTTAATGGTCAATTTCGGCTTGAGCGCTCAAGATGCAATGGATTTAATGGTTTCGGGTACTCAAAACGGTTTAGATAAAACGCACGAATTAGGCGACAATATGGCAGAATATAGCCAATTATGGAGTCAAATGGGATATTCAGCTGATGAAACGTTCGGAATGCTTCAAAATGGTTTAGATGCGGGTGCTTATAACCTTGATAAAGTCAATGACTTAGTTAAGGAAATGGGAATATCGTTAACAGATGGTCGATTTGAGCAAAACATGGATATGTTTAGTGAAAGTACTAGAAAAGCTTTTGAAGAGTGGAAAAATGGCGGAGGAACACAAAAAGACGTTATTAATTCCATGATTCAAGATTTTAGCAATATGGATGGTCAATACGACCAATTAAATAAAGCTTCTACAATTTGGTCTGCACTTGGCGAAGATAACGCGATGAAAGTTGTCCAATCTTTGACTGATGTTAACCATACATTTGATGATGTTAGTGGATCTGCACAAAAAATGAATGAAGATTCTACTACTCCGTTACAAGAATTAAACGGAAAAATAGCTGAATTAAAGGATTCATTAGCTCCTATAGGCAACACAATCATAGATGCACTCGAACCAGTAATTGATTTTCTAGGAAAGATGGCTGATGCGTTTAATAATCTTCCACAACCAGTACAGGATTATGCCGTAGCGATTGGCGGATTGACTGCTGCATTTACTTTATTAATGCCAATAATAGTTGGCTTCATGGCTCTAGGTGGTCCTACTACATTAATAATAGGAGCAGTTATTACTGTTATTGCTGGAGTTATAGCAATTATAAAAAACTGGGGCGCAATTACTGACTGGTTTAAGGGAATATGGAGTAAATTCACTGATTGGTTGGGTGGTACTTGGGAAAGTATAAAAGAAGGTGCCTCATCAGTTTGGGATGGAGTTAAAGAAACCTGGTCTGGATTTGTAGATTGGGTTCAAGATATTTGGCAAGGAGTTTCTGATTGGTTTGGAGAGCTATGGAGCGGATTAGTTGAAGGAGCTTCCAACATCTGGCAAGGAGTCCAAGAGACTTGGCAAGCATTCGTTGATTGGGTTTCAAATATTTGGAACGGAGTCAAAGAAGTATGGTCGATTATTTGGGCAGACATTGTAGGAATTGTTCAAATACCATGGACCTTAATAACGTCATTGATTCAAGCCGGTATTAATATTATCGTGGGTATTTTTGATGTAGCTGGACAGTTATTAGGCGCAGCTTGGCAAGCTGTTTGGACACCTATTTCTGATTTCCTTAAAAACACTTGGGATACTATGACACAATGGGTAAGCATCGCTTGGAATGGAATTGTAACTACATTCCATACTATATTTGATCCAGTAGTGGCATGGTGGAATGGTATATGGACAGCTATTAGTACTACGGCTTCAAATATTTGGAATTCAATTAGTGCAACAGCTTCTAGTATTTGGAACAGTATCAAGAATACAATCACTAGCTTGGTACAAGCAGCTGCTACAGTAATTCAAAATATTTGGTCAACTGTATCTAGTTGGTTAGGTGGAATTTGGAATTCAATCAGCTCTACAGCATCAAATATCTGGAATAGCGTGACTAGTAGTATAAGCAATGCTATAAACGCAGCTAAAAGTGCCATTCAAAGTGTTTGGAATAGTATATCTTCGTGGATCAGCGGAATTTGGAACGGTATCAAAAACACTGCTTTGAATCTTTGGAATGGAATTACAAGCACTATTAGCTCTAAAGTAAACGATGGAAAAAATGCAATTTCAAGCGGTTGGTCCAATCTAACAGGTATTGTTTCCGACATATTCAATAATGTTAAAAGTACAATTGCTAACATTTGGGAAGGTATCAAAAAGACTGTTAGCGCTCCAATTGATTGGATCAGAGATAAAATCAGTAGTATCTTTGATAATTTGAATATTTCTATACCACATATTCCGTTACCACATTTTAAATTGAGCGGAGAATTCAATCCATTGAAGGGGAAAATCCCAACGTTGGGTGTTGATTGGTATGCGAAAGGTAGTGTGTTTAATTCTCCGAATATTATCGGTGTCGGCGAAGCAGGACCTGAAGCAGTTTTACCTTTGAAAAGATCTGTGCTGCAAGAAATTGGTGATCGTATCTTGAGTAGCACATCAGTTTCATCTAGGGCACAAACGATTCAACCTGTGAATAACTACGAATTCAATTTCACAATTGATGGTAACGCAGATGAGGTTACTATGAAGCAAACAACTCAACAAATCATTGATAGCATTACAAAAGTTCAAAATGATAATGCTTCGGCATGGCGTTAAACAGGAGAGTATTTCTCCTGTTTTTTTAGTATTAAAAAGGATGTGAAAAAATGACTGATTGTATACATTCTATAATCGATGGATTTCCTGATTATTTGCATAAATTGGCTTTAGCTGAAAGACCAACCATACCTTCTCCAAAAAGACAGAGAGTTGAAACTTCTGTTTTAGGAAGGTTAGGTGGCTTAGTGCAAGATTACTCGTTTGAAGACATGTCGTTTACATTGCACTATAACTATTTAGAGGATGTGGAAGACCATCAAGCGTTCAAGCAATCGTTTTATATCATGCGTCATTGGTTAAACTATGCAAAGAAATTAGAATTCTCTGATGATCCCAACGTCTATTATGTTATCCAGACTATCGATATTGGGGATGCAGAAAACGATATCGTTGAATGGGGAGAGTTCGATGTAAACATTACTGCGAAACCATTCGCAAGAGTTCAAGAAGATGTGCCTATAACTGTAGATAAACCACGGTCATTTAGCTTGCTTAATAATAGTTTAGAAGAAAGTTTTCCAAAGATTATCATCACTCCTTCAGCTACTTCATGTCAGTTCATCTTAAATGATTATGTGTTTAGTTTTGAAGGCTTAGTAGTAGGAACTGACATAGTCATTGATAGTGATCTAATGCTTTGCTACGAAGAGCAATCGGACGGAGATATTTTAGATCGGTCCAACAAAATGAAGACCATGCAATATCCGACATTGCAAGTGGATATTAATTATTTTAATTGTACTGGTTTGAGCAAAATACAAATTTATCGTAATGGGTTAAGGTAGGTGAAATAGATGATCGATAATTTAATAACTATTTACGATAAAAATGACGCGAATAATTTAGCTGAACATTTATATGATACGCAAGGTTTAGGCGCTTTGTCAGACTGGTTAACAGCCACTGTTAGCAATAAACTAAACGGAGCCGAGATATTTCAGGGTACTTATCCAATAAGCGGAACTAATGCAGACTTGATTATAGAGGGGCGTATTATTCAGTGCTATGTAGATGAAAATAGAGCAAAACAGCGTCTACGGATTTATTATGCAAAGACTTCTGTAATAGGCAATACGATAGAAGTAAAAGCTGAACCTATTTTCAATGATATAAGAAAATCGGTGTTGAATAAATATGACAGCGGAACAGAAAAGATCACTGCTACTCAGGCATGGCAAAACGCAAAAGTTTTAGCGAAACCAGCTATCCCTTCGCAGTTTTCTTTCTCGTCATTAGTAGATACGCTTGCTAATGTGAAGATAGAAAAGGCGAATTTTTTAGAATTCTTTGGTGGAAAAGAGGGATCTATTCTAGATCGATTTCATGGTGAGTTTCTAAAAGATAATAACACATTACGTCATGAAAAAAGTCTAGGTACGGATCATAAAATCAAAGCGATTTATACTAAAAACTTAACTGGTCTTGACTTAGAGATTGATGCTCAAAGTGTTTTAGTTGGAGTTTATCCATTCATTAGCAGCTCTTCAGAAGGAGAAGACGAGATCACTCTACCAGAAGAAGTTATTTTCACGGATTACGTGGATGATTATCCTGCTGGATATGTTTCTTTTGTTGATTTTAAAGACAAAGCGACTGATGTAGCCACATTAAGGGAAGCTGCTAAAGACTGGTTGAAAACAAACATAGATAAACAAAAACCACAAGTGAGTGGTTCGATTGAATTAGTACCATTGAGGCATCAAAGAGGCTATGAAAAATTTGTTGATCTAGAAAAAGTTTCGATGGGTGACGGAGTAGATGTGTATCATCCACAGTTAAAAGTGAATATGTCAGCGAGAATTGTGGAATATACGTTTAATGTTCTAACCAATTCATACGATAAATTAGTTGTAGGAAACGTCAAAACAAACTTCTTAGAAAACACAGAGAATAATGTCAGCAATTTGATTAATGATGCCATTGATCAATTGAAAAACGGTGGCGAAATCAGTGATTTACTCAATGATATTGTAGATCATCAAACTGATATGATTACTGGTCAAAATGGTGGTTATGTTTTATTAGATCCTAAAGAAGCGCCTAGTCGTATTTTGATTATGGACACACCAGATAAGAATACCGCAAGGAATGTTTTACAAATCAACAATGCTGGTATTGGTTTTTCTAAAACTGGCATTAATGGAACATATGAAACGGCATGGACGTTAGATGGCGGATTCAATGCCTCGTTTATTACGGCTGGTGAAATAGTAGGAATTACTATTAGAGGTACTACATTAATTAGTGATGGTGCTGATTATAGAACAAGTATTGCTAATGGCAAAATGACTTGGTACTCAAAAAAAGTTAACAAAGATATTATGGAGCTAGAAGCACGTGATTATGTAAGTGCTGATGCCGGTATTGTATCATACACCATGAAAACTGGTGGTGGTTTCATGATTAGAAATCCACAGGGTAACTTGGTTTTTAGTACGTGGGATAATGGTAATAACAGACCGTTTCTATCTTTTGGTGCGCCCAATTTCAGGTATAGCAATGCTAGTTATGTAACTTCTGGCGACGGTAGTTCTTTAAGCATTAATGGTAGTGCGGGTAACTCATGGGAATTTAAGGTAGCTGGTAGGACTATGAAATTTACTAGTGATGGTATGCTAACGTTACCAGGTTGTTTTTTTGGTTCATGGGAAGATGGGAAACTTGCTAGGTTTGAACAATCAACGGTACAAGTATATAAAGATTTTACTGTTAGAGGTACTAAAAACTCAACTGTACCAACAGAACATTATGGACAACGACTATTGAACGCTTATGAAACTCCAGAATATTATTTCGCTGATTATGGGGAAGCCGTTACAGGTGACAATGGTAAAGTTCGTGTTGATATTGACCCCATGTTTGCTGAAACAGTAAATCTAAGTCGGTATATGACACATGTGACACCTACAGAACTAGTTTTGTGTGCTGTTACTCATGAAGATATTGACCATTTCATCATTGAAACTAGTAAGCCAAACGTATTAGTTAGATGGAATTTAGTGGCACACCGTCTAGGGTATGAAGATATTAGATTAAAAGAGGATACAGCATATGATAGCACAGTGCTTGACCAAAAACGTTTTTAAAACGAAGACAAGGAGGTATATAAATGGCTAGCAGTTTATATAATTTGGCTTTAGATTTCAGCAAAGAATTAAACTACACCAAAGCTATTATGGCTCGTCAAGGTGATAAAGGGATTACGGTGACGGTTAAACCGTTTCTAAATGGCTTGCAGATGGATACGAGTGGCGGAACATTTACTTTAAAAGGAACAACACCATCTAACCGTTACGTAGATAATGTTGCAACTAGTGTAACTAGTGAAGAAGTCACGTTTTCTCTTGATGGCACATTTATGAGTGAAGCAGGATATTATAAACACTGCTACGTAGAATATAGAAAAGACAATCAAATTTTAACAACGCAAGATATCATTTTTTTCTCACTAGGAGTGTCTGACATTTCGCAAGGCCAAGCCGATGAATATGTTTCGCAATTAGAAGAGTTGATTCGAAAGTACAACGAAACTTTTGATGCTTTTATGGCTGAAATCAAAGGTAGAGTGGATAGCTTAAATCAACAGATTACTGATTTAACTGGTCAAGCTAAAACGCTACAAGACAAGTTAGATGCTCTGAAAGAAGAAATTTCTAAGTTAGGTAACTTACAAGTGATGTACAGTAACAGCATCGACTTCGGGAATTATGATTATAGTGGGAATCCGAATTTAATGTCCAAACTAAAATCGAGCGATTTTAACGTTGGTTACCACGGGTCACTAACTTCGGATAACGAAAAGCTACATTTTACTTCTGATGGTACAGGAAGCATTATTATGTTTACGCGTATTAATACACCTCAGCTTGCTAGTGGGAAAACCTATACTCTGAGTGCGAAAGTTCGATTTGATGAAGGAACTACAGGAGCTATTGATAAATTACGTTTGGTGTATCGTACATCACCAGGAGAAAAGATATTATTGGAAGCAAATAGTACAAATATTACAACAGATGATGTAGGGAAAGAAATAACAATCAAAGGTACAGCTAACGTTAATTATCAAATCACAAATTTAGATCGATTTTATATGAGTATTAGCTTTGTTGACAGGGATAAAATAAATGGCGGATTTAAGTTGTACGACATCAAAATCGAAGAAGGCTCAACAGCTACTCCGTACCAGCCAAACTTATTAGCAGAGCCTTACAACATGTGTCGCGAATATCCTAACGAGAATATTGCCAACCCTACAGTTAAGTTCCCAATTAAATCTAGCGCGTACGAAATATATAAAGGTAACACGGAAGAAGAGCTTATAATAGGTCAAACGTATACTATCACGCTTAAAGGAACAAAACCCGCAAGTCAAACCTTTGTAGCATATAATTATTGGAACGTTAATTTTGGAGACCTAAAACCAGTTGAAGGATTGACAGACGTATGGTCTCTAACATTCACACCAACGAAACTTGAACCGGGTTTGCCTAAAGACCTTCGCATTTTTCAGTCGCCTAAAGAAACGGCCAGCGCATGCCAAATTGACTGGCTCAAGATTGAAAAAGGCGACACACGAACCCCGAATATTGAGCAATATAAATACCGAGGAATCGGCATGCGAGACTCAAATAATCCAAAAGACTACGTGTGGGATCTAGAACCAAAATATGTAGAAGAAAACTTAGCAACCGAGAGCAAAGTAACAGAAATCATTGGTGAAGCAAATAAATACACAGATAATTCAATAGAAGCTGTGAATATAAATGTTACGAATATTGCAGATGACTTAGCTAAGCAAATTAACGTAAACGAAAATGCGGCTAGAAATTATACGGATACTAAGAAGATAGAAGCAGTCAATGAATCAAAGAAGTATACAGATGAAGTTTTCAGAAAGGAGATAGTGAATTTAACTGTAAAGAATGGAAATCTAGGCACAGCACGATTATATAGACAGGGAAACTGTGTTACGATTTACTTTTTTGATTTAAACGGAAGAAATAGTGGTGGGAATGATTCGGTTATTTTAACTGTTCCAGAAGGCTATCGGCCACCAATTAGTTTTGAACAACTGGTTGGGTCGACTGACAGAAGTGCTTTTAACAATGCTCAACTTGGGTTTGGAGCGGATGGTAATATTTATTGGAGGCGTAACACATCATATGCTTCTTCATATACATTCGCAGTGACATATATCATATAAGAAATAGATAACCAGTGTGCTCAAATGAGTGCGCTAGTTATTTCCAGAAAGGAGGCTGTTTGATTGAAAGATGAAGCAATACAAGATGTAGTGGAGCGTTTAGTACGCATTGAAACAAAATTAGATAACTATGAATCATTACGAGAAAAAGCGGATTTTGCAAAAGATCGAGCAGATCAAGCGTATTCTGCGGCACTCAATAATGCAGAAGATATCAAAGAAATGAAAAACAATAATAAGTGGGCTTGGGGCTATATGATTGGGCTAGGCATCACGATTATTGCATATTTCTTAACAAAACTGTGAGGGAGGTGATTCAATGGAAAAAGCAATTAATGAAATTTTAGGAACAGGCATCATTATTAGTCCGATAGTAATTATTTTGGTTGAAGTAATGAAGAAGCCAAATCTTATCCCTTCAAAATGGCTGGCACCATCAGCATGTTTTGTGGGGATTTTGTTTGCAGTCGTTTTGTCTTTGACCTATCCAGATTTAGGATCATGGCAGCAATTGGCTATGTCTGGAATTGTTGCAGGAGCGATTGCAAGTGGTATCTATACGCAAACTAATTTAAAAAAATAGGAGGAGAAATATGAAAAAGAAAATTTTCGTAGGAGCTATCATGGCTCTTTTTTTATTGCCAATTAATGGTTTTGCTTATACGATCAATAATGAATTTAATTTGGGCGCAAATGAAGGTAGCTCACAAATAGCAAATAATCAGTACATTTTACTGCATGAAACGGCTAATGAAACAGCAACAGGACGCAATGAAGCGCAGTATATGCAACGTTCATGGACTAGTGCTTACACTGCTTACATTGTGGGAGACGGTGGAATTGTTTACCAAGTAGGGCAACCTGGTTATGTGCAATATGGAGCTGGTTCATATGCTAATGCAAATAGTCCTGTGCAGATTGAGTTACAACACACACATGATAAAGCAACGTTTGAGAAAAACTACAAGGCATACGTTGAATTGGCAAGAGATTCAGCAATGAAATATGGTATTCCATTAACATTAGACACTCCTTATAACCAACCAGGAATCAAATCGCATTTATGGGTAACACAAAATATTTGGGGCGATCATACAGATCCTTACGGTTATCTTTCTGAAATGGGTGTAAGTAAAGAAAAATTAGCCTATGATTTAGCTCATGGATTTACCGATGAAAATCCAACAACTTCTGAAAACAAGCCTGTCATTGATCCAACACGAGCTGGTGCAGCTAATCCTACGCTGACAGATGGAACAAATCACGCCCACATTGATCAGTTTGGGGAAATCGAAAACGCAAACTTGCATGTGGCTGGATGGCACATTGCTAACTATAAATACGAGTATATTTTCATTATGGACTACAATACTGGGAAAGAATTAGCTCGAGTAAGAGCTGATGGAATTTATAGACCAGATGTAAACCAAGCTTATAATACTTCTGGAAATGTTGGTTATCATGTATCTTTCAATATGCGTAATTTTCCTAGTAAGAAAGTCTATGTAATGATGCGGGCAACGAATGATCCAGAGGGAAACACTAAAGGCGGTGCGCAAGATTTCCATGACAAACGTTGGTATTTAAATATTCCTAAACGATAAAAATAGCTCCTCGTTGAGGAGCAGTACATAACTATATTGACAACTATAAAAATTATTCGATAAAATAGTGATGTTATCGCATATCTTCACTATCACCCATAAATAGTCACACTCCAAGCTATGCGATAACAGGTTTGTTGCCACACATTCTACTGGTTGATTGTTTATGGCTTTATGTGGCAACAACCAGTACCCTTAGCTCAGTTGGTCAGAGCAGACGGCTCATAACCGTCCGGTCGTAGGTTCGAGTCCTACAGGGTACATTAACGTAGCCATTTGAATCGTTCTGTGTTAGAATTTTTTTGAAGAGTATTATACAAGCTAAAGCTTTTCTTCATTGCCACTCAAATGAGTGGCTTTTTTATGTATCCTTTTATGGATTAATGAAAGGATGTTTCACATAGTTATACTTCTGTATATTTGAAAAGTTTTACTTTGATTTTTAAATAGAAAGACATTTGGGTTAAATTGTGAGATAATAATAAAGAAGAGTTTAAAGCGCACCCCAAACCACTTCCCCATAAGTGTGTTACGCTTTAAACTCTTTTATATTTGAAGCCATTAAAAAGCATACCATATTTTTGAAAAAAAGTGAGAAAAAAGGCTTACAATTGGAGTGGTAGTTAATTAGTGACTTATTTTTGATTTTATAGCACTGATACTATAAAATATAGATATCATCATATTACACAATCTTAATACTAACTTAAAAAATATCTCCTTTCACAAGTATGGTGATAAAATTCGTTCCGGGCTACCTTTTTAGGTAGCCTACTTTAATCTTTATACCTTTCTGGATCAACGAAAGTATACTTTATATAGTCATAACGCCGATGATCGCTACGTGCGTCCGGCACGTCAGTCATGAATCGGCTACACTAGACTAGACAGAAAAAATAAGGTGTGTAGAATAATAAAAAACACACTGGAGGATTTTTCATGTCAAGACGTCAACGAAGAACCTATTCAAAAGAATTCAAACAACAAATCGTCGATCTCTATCTCGCTGGTAAGCCTCGCGCAGAAATTATTCGAGAGTATGAGCTTACGCCTTCTTCTTTCGATAAATGGATGAAGCAAGCACAATCAACGGGCTCATTCAAAGAAAGAGACAACTTAACACCAGAACAAGCAGAATTGATCGCACTAAGAAAGAAAAATAAGCAACTCGAAATGGAGAATGATATTTTAAAGCAAGCGGCGCTGATATTCGGACGAAAAGACAAGTAATTGATGCCAACAAGCATAAATATTCCATATCAGCGATGTGCAAAATTCTAAATATTTCTCGTCAAACCTACTATTATCAAGCGAAACCGATCGAAAATGAGTCCGACTTAGAAGAGATCGTTCAGGAAGAGTTTATTCGAAACCGAAAGGCTTACGGTACCCGAAAATTGAAGAAGTGTTTAGCAAAGCGTGGGCTTCAACTCAGTCGGCGCCGAATCGGTCGAATCATGAAACGCCGCGGATTGACATCTACCTATACGATCGCTCATTTTAAAGGGCAACGAACAGCTTGTAATGAAGCGAAAACAGCGAATGTATTAGATCGGACCTTTACACAAGAACAGCCATTGGAAGCCATCGTTACGGATCTTACTTATGTTCGCGTGGGGAAAAAGTGGCATTATATCTGCTTAATACTTGATTTGTTTAATCGAGAAATTATTGGTTATTCCTGTGGTGAGAAGAAAGATGCCTCATTGGTAAAAGAAGCCTTTGGACGGATACCGTATTCTTTAACAGACGTCAAGCTTTTTCATACAGACCGGGGAAAGGAATTTGATAACCAAACCATTCATGAGATTCTGAATGGTTTTGGAATTACTCGTTCATTGAGTAGGAAGGGTTGTCCGTATGATAATGCCGTTGTGGAATCAACCTATAAATCTGTCAAAGTAGAATTCGTGCATCAATACCAATTTGAGACACTGGCACAGCTACGTCTAGAATTGTTTGATTATGTGCATTGGTGGAACTATCTACGCTTACATGGCACGTTGGCGTATGAAACACCGATCCAAATTCGACAACAGAGATTGGCGAAGCGAATCCTTGATAATGAGCGCGGATCTGATACCTCTGGAGAGGCAGCGTAATTGAATGATTGTGCTTCTGCCGGAGAAAATCAGATCCGAGGATGCTCATTGTCAAGGGCAATCGTAGCCATAACACCGCAGCATTCACAACACCTTATAATTTTTGTCAAAAAAAGTGTTGCCATTCCACTTTTTTAAATATGCGTTCTCTGCTCTTAAACGAATAACTTCTTCTTCAAGAGACTCATCTTTAAGTTTTTTAGGAATGTTTAGCTTGGAATTCATACTAATTTTTCTGCCCCTTTTTTGGCTCTCAAGTGAAGAAGCACCGCCTTCTTCATATTGCTCTATCCATTTACTTAGAGTTCTATTTGAACCGATATTAAATTTTTTAGCAGTTTCTTGGATAGAAAGACCATTTGTTTCCATATATTCTATAACATCAAGTTTAAATTTTGTAGTGTAGCTTTTGCCACCTCCAACCAAGCCTTCCCAACCATGATAGTTATAAATCCTTACCCAATGTCTAACCAGTGTACGATTTATTTGATATTTATGTGCAAGATATTTGTAGCCGCCTTCGTTATTTAAATAGTCTGAAACTACTTTTTTCTTAAAAACAAATGTATATTTCCGCAAAAAAAGCACCCCTTTTAATTAGATTTCTAGTCTAACTTTTGGGGTGCACATCATTTTTGAGGGGAAGTACATATAGTTGTTGATATAGTTGCTAATATTGTTAGCTAATTTGTTAGTAAAACTGTATACGAATTTAGATAGTAAAAAAACAGTTTGTTCCTTATATAGAGGCACTTTTACTACTGATTAAATGTCAGATATGCTTACAAATATACTTATAAATATGCTTACAAAATTAGCTAATATTTCCGTTGACAAAGCTTTGTTACTATTGTTAAACTAAATTGACTAGCAAAAGTGAAACATAAATTTATTAAATAAATGTAAAAATTAGGAGAAATCAATGTCTTATAGAGTACAATTAATAATTTCAGAAGATGTAGAAAGTCAGCAATTTGGCACTAATGTTATTAATAAAGTAATTAATCCAGCTCTTTCTATTAATGCGCCTTTAATTCCTACTGCTTTATCATTTTCTGTAACAGCTGTGGTGTCTGAGATAGAGGATACAGAAAAGATAAAAATAGTAGAAATTGAAGTTTTAAACAAGAATGAAAAACAAATTTTTTCTACGGGTGAAGTATCGGTAAGCTTGCCTCCTCAAGTTAACGATATAAACTTTAATATAAACGCCAGAAATGTCTTGGTTGAAGAAGCAGGAGAGCATTATGCTGTTGTTAAATTTAATGGAACTGAGATTGGAAGGCAAATCTTTGATATCAAGGTCAACAAACCAGTGGAAAAAAATTAAGGAGACGATACGGATGCTTGATATAGTACCATCAAATACACATCGGAGTGGTAGCTTAATAAATTTTGCTGCGATTTTTGCTTGCGCATCGGTAATTCTAGCATCTCCAGTTGTTGTGGATGCAAGTTCTACTCCGAAAACTAAAAATGATAATCAACTTGTAATTACTACAAAAAATGAGATTAACACAATTTCAAGTAATGATGGCAAAATTTTTGATGTGATAAATACGGTTTTAAAAAGAAAAGCTGAAATCAATATAAAATATGATGAAGATTTAAACTTGTATTTCTTTGTTATCAAAACAACATCTGAATTGTTTTCCTCAGATTACGATGTTTTGGATACTCTCGATAATGTATTATCTGACTATAAATATATGGGGAAATCTGTAGTAGCAACTTTGGGGGAATAAAATGTTTGACTTTAATGAATATTTATCTATTTCCAAACAAATTGAATCAGATGATAAATATAATTCTAAAGAATCTTATAGAAGAACTGCTGTTTCAAGAGCATACTACAGTGCTTTTAAAAAATCTGATGAGTATTTGAAAGAAAATTATGATATTATTTATAATGGAAGTAGCGGAAAAGGAAGCCACCAAACCGTTTGGAATTTGTTTTCAACAGTTAAGGAATTGAATACCTTAGGAATACATAATAGTGGGTATAGAATGTTAGAGAAAAGAAAATGTGCTGACTATATTCCTAATGAAACCATTACGAAAACAGATATGGCGCTGATGAATCGAGAAGCAGAAAAAATAATAAACAAACTCACCTAATGAATTTCAAGCGAGTTTGTTTGTTATTTTTTTATTTAATCTTTGTATCTTTCTGGATCAACGAAAGTATACTTTATATAGTCATAACGCCGATGATCGCTACGTGCGTCCGGCACGTCAGTCACGATATCAAACAAAAAGTATACACCCTTCTTCATTCTAGTTTTCGCAGCAGGAATTTTGAAATAGTTCTTATTAGAATAGTAGAGATTGATTAATAAGCTATCTTCGATTGCTAAAAAGAAAACTTCTGAATTCCATACTTTATAAAAATCTTTGATAAATCTATTCGAAGGGTCAAATTTAAACCATAATTGTGTTTTTCCTTCCATCAGCATAAAAGTTCACCTCAAAAAGAGTATACGAACGAATGTTCTTTTTGTGAAGGCGGAATTTAATATACTGAATAATAGAAAACAAGTACTTGTGCCAAATTATGTGCCAAAAAAATTCGAATTCAACAAAATGTAAACAAATAGAAAACCTTCTATATTAAGATTTCCTGCAATAACAAACACAACAGAAGACGTGTAATAGTTAGTCAGGAACGTACAAATAACCCCTGTATCCTTTGCGGTACAGGGGGTTATTTTGTATAAGTAGACATTGTAGTTTCTAAACTGCTATGTCCTAAACGTTTCGATACGCTAAGTATATTTACTCCTTGATAAAGTAAAATAGATGCATGCGTATGTCTTAGTCCATCAATAAACAGTCGAAGAGAAAATAGGGAAAAATTGATTACTAAAGAAAAACTTACTAGGTCGACGGTGTAGTTGATTTTCATACTTCAATAGATTCGAATTAAACGATTTCGATTGGCTTATACCAGTCCTATCCAACGAAAGATATATCGTTCTTAACTCTAGCGGTATAACTTGAAGCTTTACGTAAAGCCAATGGGAATGAACTGGAGATGACTTTTTATTATTTTTAGTAATAGCTGATGGGTTAATACTTACAACTTTCCTTTTCAAAGTACCATATAAAAAAACGGTGGGGTTGTTTAGCGAAATAAAGGATCTAAGCCAATAGCTTAGATCCTTTATTCTATGCTTTATATTATTTTGGCTCTATAATTTATGGGACTGATGAATCAGAATTGATTCTTCAGCCCCATTTTCATTTTAGGTATTAAAAAACATATCGTTCTCTAGTATGATTAAATCACCACAAAATAAACAACTGAGAGGACGATACGCTATATGAATGATTCTATCAAAAAAATGCTGAGAATAACAGAGAAAGATTTGATGATTACAGAGGTCTCTTACGAGACCCTTCAGAAGAAAAAGACGTTGGTCGTCGATGCTGTTCTCTCGCCTACTCCTCGTGCTTGTAGAAGTTGTGGTTCTACTGTGGTAGATGGAAACGGGAAAGCAATTATAGTGAAAAATGGAAAAAAGGAAACGATTGTCCGTTTTGAACAATACAATCATATGCCTTTGGTTATGCGCCTAAAAAAGCAACGCTATACCTGTAAAAACTGTCGCACCCATTGGACGGCTCAAAGTTATTTTGTCCAACCCAGACATTCAATCGCAAATCATGTTAGATATAAAATTGCTTCTTTACTGACTGAAAAAGTATCTTTATCTTTTATTGCGAAAAGCTGTCAGGTATCTTTGACCACCGTTATTCGTACATTGAAAGAGTTTAAAAGCTATTTACCAAAGCAATCTAAGAAGATCCTCCCCAGAGTATTGATGGTTGACGAATTTCGTTCGCATGCTTCCATAGAAGATAAGATGAGCTTTATTTGCGCGGATGGCGAAACAGGAAAATTAATAGATGTTTTGCCTACGCGTAAATTACCTCGATTAACAAGCTATTTCTTAGGTTGTACCAATCCAGAAGAAGTAGAATTCTTGGTGACAGACATGAACGCCGCCTACTTCCAGCTCACCAAACGTGTTCTGCCAAATGCGAAAGTCGTGATTGATCGGTTTCATATTGTCAAACACATGAATCAAGCGTTCAATGAGTTGCGTATCCGTGAAATGAATGAACTTCGTAAAGCCGGACAGAAAAGCCAGGCAGAAAAACTGAAAAAGAACTGGCGCTTTTTGCTAAAAAATCGTGCAAACATCAACCATTATGAATACAAAACATGGAAAAGTTTCCGAGCACCAAAATACCCATTTCTTACTGAAGCAATGATGATTGATCGATTGCTTGAGTTTTCTCCGCCCCTAAATGAACTGAACCCCAAAAGTTGAACTATTTAATGGACTGTTTCCGATATTCTACTGGAGATAGTCCATTTAACTTTAGTTTTATCCTTTTGTTATTATACCACCTAATATACTCATTTAATTTACTTTGAAATATCTCAATTGATCGGAATTTTTCTCGATAAAAAAACTCTGATTTAAGCACACCAAAAAAATTTTCTATTACAGAATTATCTAAGCAATTTCCTTTTCTAGACATGCTTTGAATAATGTTATTCTCTTTTAATTTTTTTTGATATTGTGGCATCTGATACTGCCATCCTTGATCTGAATGTAGAATCAGTGAACCCTCAGTTCCCTTTTTTTTAATTGCTTGTTGAAGCATTTCTTCAATCAGTTTATATGTTGGACTAGTTGATATACTATAACTAATTATTTCTCCGTTAAATAAATCAAGTATAGGAGATAGATAGATTTTTCTTCCTTTTATCTTGAATTCAGTGACGTCTGTCACCCATTTTTTATTGGGTGTATCTACTGAAAAATTTCGTTTTAACACATTCTTGGCAATTTTTCCTACTGTTCCTTTATAAGATTTATATCGCTTTATTCGGATTTGACAGGTAAGTCCCATTTGGGACATTAATTTTCTAACTGTTTTATGATTGATTGTATATCCTTTCATCTTTAACGCTAAAGTGACTCTACGATAACCATAAGAGTTTCTTGATTCTTTTACAATCGCTGTAATTTCTTGCTTTATCTTGCTATATTTATCTGGCTTATCTAATTTTTTTACCCAGTAATAATAAGTTGACTTCGCTAATTGTGCAATTGAAAGTAATAGATTCAA